ACCATGTGGGATACTCTGTCTAGATTGATCGATGGGGTGTCTGGATGTCCCAGTTCACCAAAGGCACGGTTTTTATTAATATATTGTTCTGTGTATCTTTGCACTTCTTTGGCCATGGTCTCTTTGAGATACTTACGACCATTGCGGTTTACCACTTCTGCTTGGAGAAATGGACCTTCGATGAACAAAGTTTTCTTGCCGTCTTTTTCTTCAGCAAGATATTGTAGTGATTCGGTGACTTCTGTAATTAACTTCATTATAGTCCCATTGCCTTTCGTTTTCTTAAAGAAATTTGTCTCTTTCTTAAAGATTGTCTTAATTTACTTTTTCTCTTAAACTTCGACCGTCTTGCAGCCATCTTACGATTTCTGCGTTCTTGTGGTAACATTCTGGTGAGTTTACCACCACGAATTGTGAAACCTGGTACGGCCGACTTCTTAACTCTCCGCTGGATCTTACCCTTACGGAATCTTACACGAATTAGTTTTGTTCTACCCATTTTCTGGATATTACCTTCATCTAATTCGTCTACGATTTCTACTTCTACTTGCTCTAACTTCTCAGCAACCAGTTCTTCTATTCTATCTACAAGAGCTTCTTTTGCCTCTGCTAGGTCACCATAAAAGAGGCAATCTATAAAATCTCTCATTATTACGGAGTTACACCAAATGGAGGATAGTTAAATGCAGCAGGATCAGTAAACTGACCAGAACTATAAAATTGATTGTTTTTATGTAGTTCAATAATTAATGTGTAGGCAGCATTACCAGTTGTGCCAGCGGTTACAATGGTTACATTACCTGTAGGACCAGTAGCGTTATTTGGTATGGCAGGCAATTGATATTGTGGGTTTGTATCACCAGAACCAACACCTAAAGCAAAAATTGTGGCATCGGATGTTGTGCCTTGCCATTTTAATTGTAGATGACCAACTTCTGCATCAACATTATAAACAACACGAGAAATTGTAAATGCAGAGTTAGCAAAACCAGGAGCAGTTGTATTACCTGCTTGATAAGGTAAGTTATTAGCATTTAACGCACCAGACAGAGCTCGTGGGTCAATAACAACTGTTAAGGCTTCATTTCCGCCAGCGGCATCAAAAATGCCAACCCGTTTAATTACGGTGCGTTTTGTTGTATCAACTAAAATTTGTGTGCTATTTGACGTTGCCATTTTTTATTCCTGTTCGGTTTCTATTTCTTCGTCCATACTACCGGTTGATGACCATTGCATGGCCGTATAAGGTACTGTAACATATTTATTAATCTTATCCACATAGTACAACGCAACTCTTTGATTATTTGGAAACAATCTAACCGATTTTCTTTTCATAATCAAAACGGCAGGAGGATCCATAGAATCTCTTGCTTCTGTTTTTTCACACAAAGAACGAATTTCTTTAAGAGTTTTCACCGTCAGTATCCTGTGGTTGTTCGGATTGTGCAAATAAGTTTTGTGCAATCTCTTGTTTTTTGGTATCAATGTGTTGCATTACTCTATCATGTATACCTGCATATAACGCATCACGCATATCTTTTGCGTTATCTTCTGCTGCGTAATCTATAATCTGTTTTGTATCCATTTTATTCTCCAATCAAAATATTTATAATATCTGTTTCAATTTAACAAAAGTACCAGGCGACTTTTCTTCTTGTGTCTGGTTCTGTTCGGCTTCTCTTTTTTGCAATTCCATTTGATGTTCTGCATCAACTGGATTCATAGGTTGTGATGGCACTTGTGACATCATTTGTTGTTGCGCCACATCGTTCATAACACCAACTGGTAATCCCATGCCAATTTCTTTTTCTTCATCAATTTCTACTTGCATTTCTTTGATTTGATCATCAGTTAAACGCAACACATTTCGTTGAATCCAAGCTTGTGAGAAATAACGACCTGTGTATGGGTCAACCGCACCCAACAAACCTAATCGCTCTTTCATTAATTCTGCTTCTTTTAATTCGGCAAAATTATTGTCTTTAATAAAGTCGTAATAAATGTGTTCTTTAAATTGATCCCATTCATCAGCCGTACAAATGCCTTTTAATACACATTGAACACGCAATGCCTGATTAAAGATATCTGCAAACTTATTACGCAAACGGTCAACAAACTTGGCAAATTTTAACTCATCACGAGTAACCTCAGATGAACGACCAATTGAGAAACCTTGTGCTGGTTCTAATCGTGAAATAGGAACACTTAACGAATTATATAGTTTCTTTTGGAAGTATTTAACATCTTCCAACTCACCTAAGTTTTGACCACCAGGTAATGTAGTAATCTCTGTGCCTTTGCCACCTTCACGGCGAGGTAACCAAAAGTCTTCCATCATCGACAGGAACTTACGGTCATCACGAACTTCTCCTGTGTTAGCATCATAGACAAGTTTGTTCTTGTACTTTACCATGATGTCACGGAGATATTGTTCCGCTTTTAACTTTGGCAAGTTACCTACATCAATATAAAATATACGGCGTTCTGGTGCTCTTGAGATACGATAGATAACTGTCGCATCTTCAATCATACGCAACTGATTAAGTGGCTTTATAGCTTTGTGTAGATATGATAAAACAACAGCACGGCGGCTGTCCATGAGACCAGAAACAACGGAAATAATTGAATCAGTAGTGATACGAACGCCAATAGGACCATAATTGCTTGAAGAACCAGTAACGACTTTATCGTTGTAAATATAGTATTCGTTATAAACGTCAACAATCTCTGCACCTGTTTGTTCATCTTTTTTCTTCTTAATCTCACGAACCTTGCGTAATTTACGTGGATCAATATATCTTAATTCTTTAATACCAGCAATTGGGTTTTGTTTATCTATAACCACATTATAATATAATCTACCGTCAATATAATAACGGCGGAATATATCTTGTGCCATATGTTTATAATTAAACAAACGCAGTATGGTGCCAAATTCTTCCTTAATTGCTTTTTTAATTTTGTCTGGTTGATCTAAATCGTCCAACACAATACCAATAATCTTACCATCATCGTCTTGTACAATCGATTCATTCATAATGTCATCAATGGCAGATTCAATTTCTGGTTGCATGGCCATCTCACGATAACGAGAGATGAGTTCTACTTCATTCTTAGCTGTACCATCCAGGTCAACATATGTACCATAATATGCGGCCGAGGAAATGGTTAATGCACCATCCTCATTAGAAGGTGGCGTAAAAGATGGTTGTGCAGATTTTTCATCCTCGGTTTTTCTCCGAGCAATCTCAAAACCAAAGAGTGAGAATTTATTAGTTGCCATATATTGTATTATTCCAATTCAATTAATCATAATTGGAGGACCGAAGTCCTCCAAACAAAAACATATTAAGTTGTAGTATTTGATTCCCAGTATTGGAAAGCAAATGTTGCTGAATATTCTTCAATAACATCATTAGAACCCCAATCTAAATCAATTGGTGCGATGTCAAGTGGGAACACTCCTACAAACTTGTACTCTTTTAATACATTACCAGTCTTACCGTATTGTGTAACAATTGCATCAACCGTATATGATGAAGGACTTGCGGCCGCACCGTTACGAACATTGCCAGCATGACTGTTAATAGAATTCATCCACGATTCGAGAGAGTTACGAATCAAGAAGTTTTCATCATTAATAATCTGCAAAGTCCAGTCTGTAAATGTTCTGTTACCAGCAAACTTTAATTCACGACCAAAGTAAAATACAGGAACAGTACCTACAGTAGAACCAGGTAACTGTGCTGATTTGGCCATAAAGGTTGTTTGTTGACCGGCTGCGGTGCCATTAGTTGCAATTGTTGGGAACACCAAAGAGACCGAGAATAGATTGGGACGGGCACCGTCACCAATCATATTTGCTCTAAATTCCGCTACATTAAATGCCATTTTGTTTTCTCCTATTCGTTAGTATTTATTAAGCTGCACCAACGATTGTTGTGAAGTCAACGCCAGTTCCAACAGCAACAAAGTTTAATTGGATGAAGTTGATAGAGCGAGCAGGCTTGATGTAAATATCGCCAACAAATTGATTAGTATCAATAATTTGTGGTGTATTATTGGTTGTATCACAAACAACACGGAAGTCAGTAATACCACGGCGACCTTGAACATCACGGAGATATGGAGTTACCAATGCCACAAATTGAGCACGAGTAAATTCGTCATTAAACTCAAACAACGAAAACTGAGCCGCTTGAGCAATTGTTTTTTCAAGCACAATGAATAATCTACGAACATTGATACGGTCAAATGCGGAAGGTTTACTTTGTAGTGTTTTATCACCAAACAATACAATACCTTGACCAGGGAATGATACAACTGGATTTACACCAACAGCATACAATACATCTCGTTGAGTTTTGTTTGGATTAAATGCTAATTTAATTGCATTTTTGATTTGACCACGATTGAAACCAGCTGGTGAGAACCATGGGTCACGAACCGTATCGGTGTTAACACAAAGACCGGCAACATCACCATTTAATGGAATGTAACGATATACATTGTTGTACTTGTCGTACATATATTTCCAACCAGAATCAGCAACAACATATGAACTTGAACGAGCAAGTGCTGTCAAATAAGATTGAATACTTGTTACTTCATTACCTGCGTTGTTAACAACAGCAGAACTTGGTGGAGAAATAAATGCCACACAATCTTTACGAGAATTTACCACATTGTCGATAACATATTGTTGTACATT